GATAAATATCTATATGGACCGACCACTATGCGCTGTATGTAACATTAACAATGTAGCAATCAACTATTATTCCAACAATAAAGTGAGGTATAGAAGTGTTTGCAACTCCTGTTACAGAAAAAAGAAAAAATTAAGACCTGTGGCACCATTATGGTACAAAAAAGGATATCGTAAAAAAACCGCATGTGAATTATGCGGCTATAGGGCAAAACATCCAGCTAAACAATTGTCAGTGTTTCATGTAGACGGCAATGAAAAAAACATTGACCAATTTAACTTAAAAACAGTTTGTTTAAATTGCAGAGTTGGACTTGGCATTGATAAATCATCATGGCGAGAAAGCCCAATTATACCAGATTTTTAAGTTCAGCGTAGAGTTCATCAATGGTTCCGTTGTTTTCAATGATAAAGTCGAATTCCGTAGGAGCCCAACTATACTCACTGGCATGCACTGCTGGGAACACCGATGACATTAATTCAGGAGTTCGTTTGGCCAACTCAAACCATTTTGGATCTGGGCCACGAACAATTCGGATTACTCTGCCGCCTGCACGCCTAATAGACTCTACTTCGTTCGAAAAACGGCAGTCCGAAATTACAACGTTATCTTCTGTTTTTCTTAGTTTGTTTTCTAAACTGGCGATCCATATGTCCTGATGAAAATGATCTCGGAAAACATCAGTACCCCAATGTTGTAATACCCAACGCGGTGTTAAATTCGAGATTCCTAGTCTATCTGCCCACCAATGATCAGGTTGTTCACGCCATCCGCGAGCTGACTTAGTCCTGCCTTCCAACAGTTCTCTGTCCCAATTGAACACACCTGCAACCGCATCTTTTAATGTGGCTGCAAAGCTGTCTCTTCGAAATTCGTGCCAGTTGACCAAATAGTCTGCGGCTGTGTCTTTGCCCGCGCCAATTAAACCACAAATACCAATAATCATAAAAAAGGACTCCTAAGAGTCCTAATTATACATTATCCTGTAATCCATGTCAATGGTTCCGACCCATCAACATAGTTTTTAAGTTCTTCTTCCAGTTTGGCCATTTCAGCATCTGCTTCTGCCAGCAAGGCGGAACCATTCAGGGTAGTGCCGCCTTGTGGCCCAGCAATACTAGCAAACTTACCACGTGCTTGTCCCAAAATGGTTTTACAAAATGCCAACGCATATTCCTGCAACCAAGGATAAACTTGTGGATCGCTTAACAACATGCTGTCAGGCTTATGATTATAACACCACAACAATACGCTTTCCAGTGCATTACCATCATAAAACGGTTCTGGAATAAAGAAAGTGGCGCCGGCCAAGTTATTACCTGTCACACTGGTTGCGGCAAGTGGTTGGTTTGCAAGTACAGTTATTGCTGTCTTTGTGCCATCAATAGTAGCAATCCTATACTGACCGCTATAGCCCGACACATTACAATTTTGGATATAAATGCTGGACCCAACTTCTAAATTGCTTTGGAAAGCTGTAGAGGGTGTGGGTAGTGTGATTGTGATTATTGAATTGATCGCTGTGCTTGCGGCAGTTAGTGCAGTCATAGCAACTGGCGTTCCGCCGTCGTAAGGAATCTTTCTCATAAGAGTAAGTTTCTTAGTCACGCGGTTCCAACTGTAGTTGATGTACCCGCCAAACATCTTCATAGCCAACTCTTGATATGCTGTAAACAGTTCGTAATTGGTTAACCCACCAACTCGTCCCGCCACCAACATATAAGTATTCAAATACCCGCTGGCAAATGGTTCAAATTGACTAGCAGTAGTGCCTGTGGTACTGCCGATGCCTCTACGGAAAATTTGGCGCACTTCCATAATATTGCTGGGCATGATGTATTCTTGTACATTGGGAATCAAATCCAAAAATACATAACTTTCTTCAACTGCGTTTTGTGCTTTTTGACGATACTTGGTCAGCGATTGTTTAATTGCCAACTCGTAGTGTTCTTTGTCTAATTCAACATCAACAATCTGATCGCCTAAACGCAAACGGATGTAATCGATCATCTCGTTGCGTAGTTGGTTTAGTGTGTAAATCTGCTCATTGGCGGCAATGGCGCTTTCCTGGCTGATAAAGCCAGCCATGCCTAAATTTTGAGTTCTTACACTTCCGTCAGCTTGTAAGTCGGGAACAATTACTGTGTTATCTGTAGCCATAAAAAGTCCTAGTATCCTTATTTAGCCTGGCAGGACTTTGATGCTATGCGACTTTAAGCAATACTATGTCTATGCTGATTCGACCGTTTAGTTTTGTTTCCGTTGCTCTGATATCATCTAAGAATTTACGCAATTGTATCTTACCCGCTTTACCAAACTCTTTCAACTGTTCCGCAGGCTTGCGCAGTGTCTTGCACACACTTTTGTGCTCGTCAAACCCGATAATCGTAGTGCCTTTAACCGATAATGTTTTGGCATAATCGTCTGCAACATACTTGCCCAGCTTTCGTGTTTTTGCATTATAGATCCACAATTCGCTAGCACCGATAATACCAGACGGGTTAACACTAACCAGTTTAAGAGTTTTTTCCTCAGTCATATACTTGAGTTTAGCAATCAACTTTTCTTTGCTTGGTGCTTTTTTAACGCGAGCTTGTTTAGTGGCTTTCTTAACTCCGCGATATTGTTCAACTGCTTCCAACAGCTCGTCAATCCACTTTATCACACGTTTGAAGTCGGCAACTTTATACTGGCTGTATCCTTCTTTTAATTGATCGTCTTTTTTACTTTGTGCCAACTCAAGCTCTGCTTTGCGATTGTTGAACAAGTCCTCGTATTTACCCAATTGACTTTGTACTACGGTATTGGCAACCAGAAAATCGTACGGCTTAAACTTAGTGTTATTTGTAGCAATAAGGTCATCGTAATGGCCCTCAAGCTCACCAATAATATCTGACGTTTTTTCCTGCAACCGATCTTGGATAGTGGGCTTGTACACTTCGGTAGCAACCGGGCCAGCGTCAGCTGAATCGGGTGCTTTAATATCTATCCATTTGCTCAAGAGCTCAGTAAAAGTAGTGGTAATAAACAATTTGTGTTTATCTATCAACGGGGCACCACGAGAACCAGCTCGACACAAGCTGCAAGCAGTAGAAATACTAACACCTGTTTTAGAATCGTATGCACTGCCAAATCTGCGCATGTCTTCTTTATTGAAAATCCCCATGGTCTCTACGTAACGTAGTACGTCTTTTTTCATATCCTTGAGACTGAAATGATAATTGCAATAGAACATGGCACTGCGTAACTTGGTAATGTACTCTTGCCCTAATTCAAATCCAGTCTCTGCACCTGTCCATGTTGGCTCAGCGCCTGTCATGTGTTCTTCGCCGGTTAGCGCACGTTCTTTTTTCTTTGGTACTTTGATGCCAGCAAATGTTGCCATGATATGTCCTTGTCAGTAAAATGTAATTATAACACAATTAGGCAATTTATGCAAGTAGTGATGCAAACGTCAACTGTTGCTCTGCAAACTCAAGTACTACTTGAAATTCAGTATGTAATGCAGTGTACTTACTTGTTGGCCTGTGTAGTCGACGACATTCCACCGCTTCCTTACTTAGTTCGGCAGTTATACTCATTAAATTACTGTAAATTTTGCTTAAATCTGTAAATATTATGCCGTGATGCTTATGTATGCTTAATTTAAGTTGGTGCATTCGGTCACCTAGTTCAGTGTCATCCATATTATTATTATATTGCATTTGGTATTTACTGTCAACAATTCCATAAATACACTAATACTGAGAACTTACTATGCCTAGATTAAGTATGTGGCGTGAAAACCACAGCAACGATTACAAATTTTTTGATAGACGGATTTCCGAGGAATTTACCATCGGCGGCGTGGGTGTCTACTTACACAAATATCTGGGCACCACCACTCAAACAACTGCGTATCCTATAACGTCTACAGTCACTGCAAATACCGCAGTTTTGTCGTTTGGAAATGTAACGTTGTTCGATATAGGACAAAATGTCAGCGGTGTAGGTATATCTGCCAACACTATTATTTTATCAAAAAATTTAACTGCCAATACAGTTACTATCAGTTCCAACGTGACAGAAACAATTGCCAACACAACTCCCATAACCGTCTATTGGAAGAACGCTGAAAATCCGTACTATGCTAACGAAAGTGCAAAAAATATTCAGGACTTGTTGTTTTTAGAAAACAGAGATAGAAAGTATGAAGAAAACGTATACGGACTTCGCGGAGTCTATACTGTAAATGACAGTGATTTTGACTTGAGTCAGTTTGGGTTGTTTTTAAATGCAGATACAGTATACATGACATTCCATTTAAATGACATGATCTCAACTGTGGGTCGTAAAATAATGGATGGGGATGTATTGGAACTACCGCATAAGAAAGATTATTATCCTTTAGATGCAGATATTCCCGCTGTGCTTAAACGTTTTTATGTCGTACAAGACTGTACATTCAGCGCCGACGGATTTAGCCAAACGTGGTGGCCGCATTTGTGGAGAATTAAACTAACACCACTGGTAGACGGTCAAGAGTACAAAGACATACTGGATAATATTGCAGCCAGCGAGAATACCAACACACCATTGGGCCAGGTTATAAGCACACTAGATAAATTGTTTCAGATCAATGATGCAATTATTTCACAGGCAGAAATCGACGTACCCAAGAGTGGAACTAACACTGACCGTTTATATATTGTACCGTTGAACCCTGACGGGAGCCTGGGCGACCCAACCGGTCAATCATCATCTTCGAATCTATATGCAAACAGTACCAAAGTGTTTACTAACGAACAGGTCACAACTCCAAATTCAAATATTCCTGCTTATTTAGGCGGCGACGGGGATGCTCCAAACGGCTTTAATGTAACAGCAGGCACAAGTTTCCCAAGCAACCCCACCGTTGGGCAATTTGCTTTACGCACCGACTATGTGCCTGACAGATTATTTAGATATGACGGATCACGTTGGATCAAAGTTGAAGATGCAGTTCGTGCTAATCTTACTCCTGGCTCAACAAATAATACGCTCCGTAGCACTTTTGTCAACGACGAGAGTACGTATACCAACAAAGAAGGCGAGACATTACCTACTCGCCAGGGTCTTAGCAAGGCACTTACACCGAAAGCGGATAATTAATGGCTTATCAACAGTTTTTCTACGATAAACAAATCAGACGATATATCACTCAGTTTATCCGTATGGTTTCTAATTTTCAAGTTGAATTTGGAAAAGACCGAGACGGGGTCACTGCATTGCAAAGAGTCCCGGTTATATATGGTGACAGTAGCAGACAAGCAGCGGCTATTATCAAAAATAACAGCGAGAATAGTTTAAATGCTGTTCCTGCCATGGCGGTATACATTGACGGTTTAGATTATGATCGCAGTCGTGTAATGAATCCAACTTACGTAGACAAGATGCAGATTCGTGAACGATATTACGATTCTGAGACCGGAGCGTATGGAACTACACAAGGAGATACGTACACAGTAGAACGGTTAATGCCTGTGCCGTATAAACTAACATTAAAATTGGATATTTGGACCAGCAACACTGAGCAAAAGTTACAAATATTAGAGCAACTTACTACGCTGTTTAACCCAGCATTGGAAATACAAAGCACAGACAATTATGTCGATTGGACTAGTATCACTTACGTGTTGTTATCGCAGGTAAATTGGAGCAGCAGAAGCGTACCAGTTGGCACTAACACTAGTATTGATATTGCCACCTTAACATTTGAATTGCCAATGTTTATCAGCCCGCCTGCTCTGATTAAGAGCATGGGTGTTGTGCAGAAAATTATTGCCAGCGTGTTTGATGCCCGTGGTAATATCGATGAAGCAATTTATGATGATGGTAATTTATTAAGCAGACAATACATCACTCCTCTGCAATACGGAGTTATATTGTTGAACACCGAATTACGGTTAGTAAAATATAGCGACCCTGTCGATGATCAATTTGGTACGCAGTTGATTAAAGAATTTGCTGCTAATGTGACTGCAAATGCAAACATAACACTGGTTGACGCAGATGGCATTACTAGCGGTATGATTATCACTGGATTGAATCAACGAGGAACCGGTTTCATTGATGCAAATATTGAAAGCAATATTGTATCTGGAACTGTTACTAATTTTTCATCTGATATATACACCGGATCAACTATGTATGGGCCCAACAACACTGTATTAGGTATCATCAGCAATGTGAATAGTGCAACGCAAGTAACATTAGTTGCTAATGCAACTGCCAATGTGTCTTCTAATTCTTACAGTTTTTTAAACAATGTAACAACTCCTAACACTACTGTGATTTCTGTCAACGGACAGACTGTGCTTGCGGATGACTTAGTCACCGGAAATATAGGCGACAGGATTGTGTTTACCGCAGTAACACGAGAAGAAGGCGCTTCTGAAAATTGGAGAGATGTTGTAAACGTATACGGTAATTTAACAAATGGTACTAGTCAAGTACGCTTAGAACTCGCCAGTGGAGCGGAAATTGTAGGGACAGTATCATATAATCCGTTGGATCCAACTGTATTGATATATTCGCCAGATATCGACACGTTACCCTCTAATAACTTAGATCCAATTAACGCAATCGTCGACCCCCAGACTGCAAGACCGTTAAGAGACTTACAGAAACTTGCCAATGGTACACGATATCTATTAGTGAGCGATTATGTGAGTCCTACTTCAGGATTTGCAAATGCCGCTACTTATAATTGGCAAGGAGCAGACGGAACGCCGCTGAGTGCAAATGCCAATGACGTTGTACAATATAACGGCAGTCACTGGTATGTGGCATTCCAATCGATCGATATGCCCGACACTTACCATTTAACTAATTTGACAACTGGCATCCAATATGCATGGGATGGCGCAACATGGGCAAAAAGTTATGAAGGATACTATGGGGCTGGTAAATGGCAACTAGTGATATAAAATCAAGTTGTGGTGCAATGATCTATTGCACCAGCACAAATCGATATTTGTTCCTGCTGAGGAATGATGGTAAATTCCCTGACACGTGGGGGCTTGTTGGCGGAAAAATAGAAAAAAGTGAATCCATTATGCAAGGTCTGACTCGAGAAATACAAGAAGAGATGGGCGGGGAAATTCGCGGGGCTAAAATAATACCAATTGAACAGTTTATCAGTGACAACAAAAAATTTGTTTACCACACATTTTTAATCAAAGTACAAGAAGAATTTGTGCCTGCCCTCAACAAAGAACATAAAGGTTTTTGCTGGGTGCCGTTGGATCATTTTCCAAAACCGTTGCACCCAGGTGTATTCAGAACTATCAAATTAGAAAAAAGCAGAAGTAAACTTCGAGTCCAAGAAAAGTTAAATTAGCTTCTGCCTACTGCAACTTCGATTATTTGAATAATTCCTATGGCATTAAAATCTACCATTGCTCTTCCGATAATGCATCCGGGAAAAAACTTAGCGTTGTCAATTGCCATTGCAACGCCAGGATGTTCACTGGTAACTAATATTTGGCCTTTTGTCACTGGGCCCATTACTTTACACGGAACACGACCAACAAGAGCGATACTAACCGTGTTTTCTTCGTTGAGATCATTATTCATTAGATAAGCTGGATTAGTAGATACAACTCCGGCGATTGCAGTTTCGTAAGGCAGTAAACTTTCAGTTACTTCGTTGTCTCCACCAAATATCATCACAGTACCTGGTTCATAGATTGAATCAGCTACGTATTTTTCTGCCAAGTCAGCGTATCGTGCAGTGGTCGCAGTACCGCTGAAAATAGTTGCTGCCAGTGTACCAGTACTTGGATTATAGGTCAGAGTAGAATCTTCGTTCAATCGCTTGTAACCAGCAGTTGAATTATCCACAAAAGTAACATAACGTGTAGCATTAGTAGCTTCGTCATTATCAATGTAAGGGTCCACGGTAATAGCAGCAGAACCATTGAAGTTAACTCCGTTAATTGCACGTGTTGTTGCTAATATAGTTGCTGTGGCAGCTAATCCTGATATACTGATTGCATAAGAACCTGCTAGTCGCGCACTGGGCACTGTGCCTGCGTTCAAGTTGCTGGCACTTAGGTAATAACTACCTTGTTGACCATCTAACAAATCAGCGTTAAGGTTACTAACCACTGTGGTGGATGCCACTGTGAGCGGTGCTGTACCTGATGCTATGTTGGACACAAATCTACTGGCTGTACTAAGTCCTGCTGTGTTAATGTTACCACCGTTAACATTACCAGTTGCACTGACCAATGCAGACCCAATCAAGTTACCGCCGGTGATGTTGGCAGTACTAACAATCTGCGTGGTCATGTTCAAGCTGCTGATCACATTGCCACTTAGGCTTAGTGTTCCGCCTTGTATGTTAGCACCAATCACGTTAGCAGTAGCACTAACTGTGCCACCTTTTACCAAATTAGCAGTGCCGATGTTGCCAGCCGCAATGTTGGCTGTGGCAGTGATGTTCCCAGTAGCAGTTATCAATCCAGCAGTGATAAAGTTGCCGCCTGTGACATTGCCGATTGCAAGTACTGTGCCGCCGGCGCTGACCAAGCCAGTGGTTAACAAGTTGCCACCTGTTATTGTGCCTGTTGCACCTACTGTACCAGCAGTTGATAAGTTGCCACCTGTTATTGTGCCTGTTGCACCTACTGTACCAGCAGTTGATAAGTTGCCACCTGTTATTGTGCCTGTTGCAGAAAGAGTAGCCACCCCAGTGACTGCACTAGCACCAATTGTGATTCCAGATGTTTTTAGGTTGCCGCCAGTTACGTTGCCTGCTACACTCAGTGCCGATCCTGACGTACTAGCAATTGTAACAGTTGTGCCTGTGTTAAAAGTCACAGCTCCGGTGCCGGCGCCGGTGATTGGTCCCACTGCAATTGTTGTTGTAGAACCAGCAGCTCCGCCTTCACCAACACTGACAGTTTTAAGGTTACCGGAAGCAACTGCCCCATTGGCTAATATCAGCGATTGAGTTCCAGTAGATCTGCCAATGTTAATAGTTCCTGTTTGGGAAGTACCGCCTAGCGTTATAGTGCCTGTTGTTTGGCTAGTTCCAACTGCGATGTTTGTAGCTGTTCCAGAAAATGTCACAGCGCCGCTGGCATTTAAAGTTGCACCTTGTAACAAGCCCGAAGAAACAATGTTACCGCCTGCAATGTTGGCTGTGGTGGTAATATTGCTTGTTGTGTTTACAGCAGTAATAATGTTTCCACTCAGACTCAAAATGCCTGTATTAACATTGCCGCCGGTGACGTTGCCTGTTACACTAAGCCCACCCCCACTAGATGTAATTGAACCTGTTGCATCAATTGTACCAGTACTGATAATATTTCCACCAGTGATGTTACCTGATGCGTTAACAGCAGTTGTGGCTGAGAAATTGTTGCCAAACACATCTCCAGTGGCACTCACAATACCTGCAGTCTTTAAGTTGCTGCCGGTTACATTGCTGCCTGAGCTGACTTGTCCTGCAGTAGTTAGGTTACCTCCAGTAATGTTGGCTGTTGCAGTTATGCCGCCACCTGTTAACAAGTTACCACCACTCACATTAGCAGCACTCACAATGTTGCCAGTTGCAGTTACTAGACCTGCTGTGCTTAAATTTCCAGCAAGCACATTGCCTGCTGCGCTGATGTTAGCAGTAGCAGTAATAAGTCCAGTAATGCCTAATCCAGCACTGCTGATCACGCTGATAGTAGCACTGTTTACATTAGAAACAACGTTGCCGTTTGGTGCAGCAATTTTAACCAAACTGCCTGAGTTGAAAATTTGTGTGGCGTCAGATGAAACTCCAGTCAGTGCTGATCCATCACCAATAAAGAATGCACCAGTAACGTTGCCAGTTGCAGTTAACTGAGACACTACTAGCTGATTGAGTTCAAAGCTGGCGTTGCCGGTGTCAACCACTGTGGTTGGCTTGACTGTCAAGTTGCCAAACAATTTATATTTGCCGTCTGTGATATCTCGGAAATATCCAGTGTATCTAGTGATGCCAGCTTCGGTGTATTGTGATACTATGCCAGTATCAAAGCTGTCACCTGGGTTAGCATTGGCCAAGAACACAAAAGGATCCTCAACTACCAAAGCATCGGTTCCTGTTGTGGTGAATGTTCCGTTAACTGTGAAGTCACCCACACAGGTAATGTCGCCGCCAATGTTGAGGTTTCCTACAATCCCTGCGCCACCTAACACAGTGAGTGCACCCGAGTTGATGTTTGCACTGTTAAGTGTGTTGGTTATTGCTACCAAACCGCTGGTGTTTATGTTGCCAGTAATGCCTGCACCCCCCGATACTGTAAGTGCACCTGTGATGTTGCTGGTTGAATTAATATTGCTGCTGAATTGAACTCTGGAGCTGCCAGCCACTGTCACATTCATTGTGGTAGCATTGGGCCAGTATATGCCTGTGTTGTTGGCTGCTACACTGTATACTGCCGGTTCTCCCACAGTGCCTGCTCCAAACGCATTGGCAGTTAAGTTTAATGAGTTTAGTGCGCCTGCTCGGAACGTAACTGTAATGTTGTTGGTTCCAGCAGCTGGCGCTGATATAAACTGTATAGTAAGGTTCTGTGCAGTATAGTCTACAAACGGACGTTGTGCAACAGTACCAACCATAACATCTAAGTCACTAGCTGACGATACACTTCGTGAAAGAAAGAACTCAACAGTTGACGCATCACCACTGAAAAATTCAGTGCTGGAATTCAGCAACTGCTGTTGTGGGTTAAGTCCAATATAACTCATTAGGTAATTTCCATTATGCTCATCACAGCGTCAAGACTCGAACTTGCACTGCTCTGTACATACACTGTGTCTCCTTCGATCAATACCAATTTTTGATCGCCGCCACCTACTACAAGACTAGAACCTGAACTAACAGGCGCATTCATCACTATATAGGTGTTAGCAGCTCCTACATCTTGAATAAACACGTTGGCTGTGATTGCACCACCTGTTCGATTGGTCACAGATAGTCCTACCACAATTGTGGTTGTGCTAGCGCCTACAGTATAACTGCCGACGTCTACTGCAGTGCTACCAACTAGTCTGCTGAGTTTTCTTGTAAAAGTATTTGCCATTCTATTATCCTAATGCTATTGCCAATGCTGTTGCATCGTCTATTGTTGCTACTTGGTTTCCGTTAATATTTATGGAGGTTGTAGCTGTGATGTTATTAGCAGAAATATTGCCGGCGGTAATCAAGTTGCCACCAGTAATATTGCCTGTAACTGTAACCAATCCAGACGTAATCAAGTTTCCGTTAACAGCATTACCGGTTGTAATGATGTTGCCGCCGCTGGGTGTAGTTAAATTGCCAGCAGCATCAAATTTCCAAGTGTTGTCTATACTACCGTCAACACCTGTGTTGATTGTGACATTGCCACTTAACCCAAACAGCGCTAAGTCGCTAGTGCCGGCGCCGCTGGCACCATTGATATAACTTCTGTTTGACGGTCCGCCTGTAATACTGTTGCTGCCAATTATTAAGTTTGAACCTAATGTAGCGTTTAAACTGTTTGTATTAACACTACCGCCGTTGACACTGCCGGCAGTGATCAAGTTGCCACCGGTTACATTGCCAGTTGCGCTAGCAGCACCACCTGTGATCAAGTTGCCACCGGTTACATTTTCAGTTGCAGTAATTGCACCAGTAGCAGTAATTGCACCAGCTGTGATCAAGTTACCGCCTGTGACGTTTCCGGTTGCAATAACTTCGCCAGCTGTGTTGACGTTTCCGCCTGTGATGTTGCCAGTTGCAATCACTTGACCAGCTGTGTTAACATTGCCAGCAGTTACGTTTGCAGTAGAAGTTATATTTCCAGTAGCAGTGATCAATCCAGCAGTGTTAATATTACCGCCGGTGATGTTGCCAGTTGCGGCTACTTGTGCACCGGTATTAATGTTACCGCCATCAACGTTGCCGCTTGCACTTATAAACGTACCAAGTATATTACTGCCGTTTATATTACCAGTACTAACTGTGATGTTGCCAACTGTGCTCAGTGCGCCTGCTACAGTGACATTGCCACCGTTTTGAGTTGAAATATTGCCGCCCACAGTCAGTGAGTTGCCGACATAATCAAATACCAATCCTGTTGTGCCACCTAGCACGCCATCTTCATTGAATATCAGTTGAGTATTTGCACCCGGGGCAGTTAAGCTACCTACCAAATTACCAACAAAGTTAGTAGCAACTACATTGCCTGCTGCAGTGATGTTGCCTGCTGCACTTATCTGCGAGTTAGCTACTATGTTTGCGCCAGTAATTGTTGCACTCGACACAATTGCGCCAGTAGCAATCAGTTCTCCAGCTGTCAGCAAGTTGCCACCAGTAATGTTGCCAGTTGCTGTTATTAATCCGCCAGTTTCAACGTTTCCGACGCTTACATTTCCAACTGCGCTGACTGTGTTGCTGGCAAAAAAGTTCAATGCAGAAATAGTGTTTGATGTTACAATATTTCCGCCAGTGATGTTGCCAGTTGCAACAACAGTACCCGATGTGTTAACATTGCTGCCTGTGATGTTGCCGGTTGCAACAACTACTCCAACAGTGTTGATGTTGCCGCTATCAATGTTACCAGTGGCTGTGATCAACCCCGCAGTTGAAACATTGCCACCTGTGATGTTTCCAGTTACGCTAGCAGTGGTTGCGCTAATCAGCGTAGTACTTACATTGCCGCCTGTTACGTTGCCGGTTGCCACTACTTGGCCAGCTGTGTTGATATTACCGCTGTTAACATTACCTACTGCAGTTACTGAATCAGCATAGACGTTGTCAGTGTTGATTGCCAAGCTGTTGATGTTTCCAGTTGCACTGATAAAGCCTGAATTAATATTTGCTGCAGCTATGTTGCTGACTATCACTGCATTGTTCACATACAATGCATTGTCCACTGAGTCAATAATCAGTGTAGAATCATCAGAAAATACTGATCCTTCTAAATCGCCCCGGAATGTTACTGCAGTAACAGTGTTGGAAATTTCTAAGTTGCTGCCAGCAATCAAGCCAGATACTGTGATATTTCCGCCTGTGATATTGCCAACTGTGATAACATTGCCACCAGTAACGTTACCTGTTGCGGTGATTATGCCAACTGTTGAAACATTGCCGCTGGTAATATTGCCGGTTGCACTAACTGCGCCGCTGGTGGTGATGTTTCCGCCGGTAATTGTTCCTGTTGCACCAACATCACCTGATGTGTTAACGTTACCACCAGTGATGTTGCCTGTAACAGTTGCAAGCCCAGCTGTGCTGATATTGCCACCTGCAATGTTAGCAGTAGCAGTTATACTAGTTGCTTCAAGGTTACCAACTGCAGTGTTTCCGTAATTGTTAACTGTGACTATTTCGCCAGTAATTGACACGTTGGCTGCAACAATAATCTTTGCTTCAGAATTATCGTAACCTATAAAAGCCGATTTTTCAGCGTCAGTAAAATACCAAAGTTGTTCGCCACGGTCCTTGTTGTCGTTTGTGACCAATGGAGCATTATTTGCACCACGACCAATTGAAATTACCGGATCTTCTATACTTAGATTTGAAACGTTGACATACGATACGTTTCCGTTTACAATCAAGTCGCCGCCAACGGTTGCGTTACCAGTTGTGTTTAGTGTAGCAGAACTAATATTGTTAGTAACTGACAAATTGCCAGATGCTGCGTTACCTGTGGCACTGATTGTACCAGCAGCAACTGCACCTGTTATGCTCAAGTTGCCGCCGTTGACATTGGCAGTGGTTGTTACATTACCAGTCAAGCTGTTTAAATTACCAGTGTAGGTGGGCAAGTACGCTGCTACATCTGAATTACTGTAGCTGCCGGTTAGTTGACTACCATTACCGATAAAGTAACTACCGGTGAGGTTGCCAGTTGCAATAACATTGCCGCTGTTGATATTGGCAGTGGTTGTCACGTTGCCAGTTAGACTAACCAGGTTGCCAGTGTAGGTAGGCAAGTATGCTGCAACTTGAGTGTTGCCGTAATTGGCAGGCAATCCTGATATAAGTGAACCGTTGCCTAACAAGTAACTACCACTGATATTAGCAGTTGTTACAATATTAGCAGCGTTAGTGCCGCTGGCTAGATAAGTCGATACATCAGCATTTGAATAGGTTGCAGGCAGTCCAGTTAGTTGGCTACCGTTACCAATAAAGTGACTACCAGTGATATTGCCAATTGAATTAATATTGCCTGCTACTAAATTACCTGTTACGTTGGCTGTACCGCCTGCTGCAACATTACCAGTTAGGTTAGCATCAGCAGCGTTTATTGTTGTGATATTGCCAGTTGTGGCAACCAATGTTGTTGTACTTAAATTACCAGCAGTTGCATTACCCGTTGCTGATATTTGACCGGCAGTAATCAAGTTACCACCTGTTATGTTGCCAGTTGCATCAACAGTTCCAGCTGTGCCAATATTTCCAGCTGTTAAATTGCCTGTTATACTAGCAATACCATTAGTGATAATGTTACCACCTGAAATATTGCCAGTTGCAACTACTGTGCCTGCAGTATCAATGTTTCCACCTGTTAGGTTACCACCTGATATATTTCCAGTTGCAACTACTGTGCCCGCGGTACTGATATTACCAGCTATTAGGTTACCTGTTACATTAGCAATGCCGCTTGCAGCAATGTTGCCAGTTAAGTT